CTCCTTTTTAGGGGAACAAGTGATGAAATGCGTATGCCCGAACTGGGATTTCTCTTTGCGTTCGATAACAGCCACATTCACATAGATTCTTTCAACTCCATCTTTACACTTAATTTTCTTCATCTGCTCACGAGGTATATCAGAGAGACAGATACTTCCTGTTAAAATCATAATTTTATAGTTTATATGTTATACAAATCCTCTTTTGTTTTTAGCAAGTGATATAAGTTTTTTTCATCTATATATTTGCAAAAGTCTTTTATTATTTGAGCATTCTTCTCTTCCATCTTACTGTCTCTCAAACATTCTATCGGATTATATATTACGAAATCCGTATTTATTGTGTTCGTAACCATATAACGTTTATATCCTTTAAAATGAAATAGATCAAAATAGAAAGTGTCACAACCAAACAATTCAAGATAAAAACTCCATTGACACGATTCTGTATAATCTCTTGTGTGTGGTTGCGAATATTTGGTTTTAATGTCTCGTATCACGTTTCGATATTTGACATCAGCATATCCGTGCACATGAACAGGGAACAATCCACAATGAAAATCTTTACCTTTATGTACTTCATGTTCCGCATCCGGATATTGTTTACGGTAATAAAGGGCATTTTCCACAGCTTTCCCATTCATAAGCACTCTAAATCCATCTTGTTCCTGCTCAAATGTGTTTTCTCCAACATAAATCGCCTTCCCTGTTTCTACAATACTATGGAATACAGATCCTATTGCTGCATAAGCGTTTGGTCCTTTCTTGCCTGAAAGTGTATTTAACACTCTTTCTTCTGTGTCCCATATTGAATGCTTATCCCTGAATCGTCTGAACGCTTCTAATGAAGTAACACTGATACGATACATAATTATCTCTTTTTGAATGTGATTGAATAGGATGTTGTAGAGCTTTTTGAAGGAGCGTACAAAGTTATAATCTCGCCTGTTTCTTCATCTATATCTGTTTTTTGTTCCTTTATAGTACGAAGAAAAGATTCACGTTCCTTGAGTCTCATGTCAATGTCGTTTTTTTCCTCATTTAACCTTTCCCATACCGGGTCACCACATCCTGTAAAGTCATATTTCACTCCTGTTTCTTTCACCTGTATCAACGCCCCACGGAATGAAGGGATTTCACCTTTTCCATACTTCCCTACTTCATTCAATACAGCTTCCCTTACATCCGAATCTTTCAAAAAAGTGCTTATTGTTTCACTAAGGCTTTTCATCTGTATGACAGCATCTATCGGATTTACATCACCATCAATTACTTTTTGTACAAACATACAGGCAAGTTCCGTCTGTTCCTGCTTCGTAGATGGAATATTGTTTATCTTCAAATCATTACTCATAGCAAATTATTATTAACTTTATATTGATAAAAATTGTCAGAAATGACAGTAATATCGTTCTGCGTAACTTTATAGTACTTTTCTATAAGATTGGATAACGAAAGACGTTTATTCTCAGATTTTGCTTTTTCAAGTTTCTGATAAATCCATTTCATTAAGTTCTCATCGTTAAACTTCTCTTTCGACAGGAGTTTTCTGTTATCTTTTTCCAATTGATTATTTGACTGACATTCATTATTCAGAGAATCAGAATCTTTTGTGTCATCTATACAAAACAACCCGTTTAATGCGTACTTCCGTGCATAAGACGATGTGCTTCCTGTGATCTGGCTTGCATCCATTCCCTTCTTTGACTCGTCCTCACGTGCGTATGCCGTTGCCGTTTCCGTTTCACCATTAGCATTCTTAATGGTTGCGGTTGCCCTTACATAATATCGTGTACCAATCATTACAATTTCGTCAGAAATAGTAAGTGTGCACGACTGACTAAACAACAATGGTTTTACTGCTTCCAAAATATCCTCGCAATTACGATATTTATAATTCCCAAATTTATTATATTGATCTTTGGGAGCCTTAAGCAAACTTTGAATTGTATTAAGTTCCTTCATAATTATATTATTATATTACCAACACAAAAAAGGCAGGTCCGCAGTCCTTACAAAGTTCCGCTTCCTGCCATGATATATCTCCACTTCTTCCAGTTCGTTTTCCAGGGAATCAATTTCTTCATTGATAAGTGAAATATATTCAGCCTTACTGTCAGCATTGAATGTGAGCATTACCGCTTCTTCACTCATTTGCTGAACCGTGTCAAGCTCTGAATAAAGCTTATCAAGTTCTGAATTAATAGATGATTTACACCTCATACTTTCTCCAAAAATTGCAAAGGGAGTGAATAAACAGCTTTTAACTTAGAGAATTTGACATCTGCACGCCCATCTTTAATTTTAATAATCGTGCCTATCAGCGTATCGCCAATTTCACGGACTTTATCACCTTTTTTCATAATAACTACGTTTAAATATTTGTCCGAAAGACAGGAATCGAACCTGCTTCTTGTGGGGTAATGAGACCTACATAAAGAATATGATTATTATTAAATTACCACATGCATTCCATAATGCTACTTTCGGAGGATGTTCATACCTATATTCACATACCGGCATGAACGGATAATATTACTAACTAAAAAATAGATAGAGAAAATATTAGTCACACTCTTTCAGTTCATTGTATGTCAGGACTACCAGTCTTATGCACAACAGGAAGATAATGGAAAATATAATCACAGATACGCATTTTACAGGACTTTCCGTAACTATCGCACCATAAATCATCCCTAACGAACATAAGGCGGCAAATAAAGACATGATAAAATTGGCTGTTTTCATTATATTATGTAAAAAAGGGTACGTCCCCAAATAGAAGTATAAACTGTCACATTTAAAACTTTATTGATGGAAAAGAGGAACGTACCCGAATTATTATTACTTTTGCGGTGTCACATTTAAAATTTTTGTATTATGAACAAATTTATACTGATCGAGGGCAAGACTTTCCCTTGTTATATAAATCCTGACCATGTAGCTTTCATTGAACATAAGAGCCGTATGACTTTTATTCATTTGGTATCCGGTGATGTGGTTGAAACAACTTTGCCAATACCTCAAGTGTTGTCTCTGTTAAGCCAACAATAGTATTCTTCCCAAAGATCATTGCCAATTCTAGCAATTAGAAGTTTGTCTCTCCACGTATATATCGGTGAATTGTAAATCCACTCAAAGAGATGCGTGGAGATGGGTTTTTTTGTTTCTATGGCAATCTTAATAAGCCGTCTTTTGAGCCATTTTTTAAGAAATCGTTTCATGAGGTCATTTAATTATTAAGTTCGTTCCCCTCAACGGCTTAAACCGGTTGTTACCCCGAATCTTACGGGAGGGGATATATTAGACCTTTCAGCGATACTTGTGCCTAACCAAGCATACTCACCACGCTAAAGACAAATTGGCGTGCTGAAAGTAAATTTCATTTCAACTTCGTGGCTTTACCACCATCAGACATTTACAACCATTCGACCGTTATCGTCTTATCTTCGGTTGCTATCGGTGTCAATTCCGTTCCACTTGCACCCACCACTATCTACCATCACTGGCTTCGCTTCTGTGCCTGCGCAGAAATCATATATAATAATTGTACGGTTTTACCCATACATTATTTCTATTGTATAAATAAATATTTCAAAGAACTATTTTTTTTTGCTCCCTGCTCAGTTATCGCTACTGAATTCCGTTCATCCCGTCAACAGGGATAAATGTCTTTAAAGCTTAGTCAATCAACTCTTATATTATTCAATACGTCAGCCGCATTACAAAACCATTTTTTCTTTCCCTTGAAATCTATGCGAACTTTGCCCTTAGAGTATAAGTCTTCCAATCTTTTTTCTCCACCCACAAGTCTTGCTGCTGTATCCTTACAGAAGGTTACACCATACCTGTTAAGTTGGCGAGATTGGTTACTATATCTTATTTCGGCTTCGTTCATACTATTTCATTATTGTCATTTCTTTATAGCAGTAATGGTTATCTTGTTGTCCTTGCTTATATAGCAACTATATCTTTCCACATCGTCTCTTGGATAAGACTTTGCGATTTCGTATGCCCATTGTCTCAAACTACGACATTCAAGATAGCTCCCAAGTTGAGCTGTCAGAGAAGAACCCGCTTTGATTTTCAATATATCATTCTTTGTAATTTTCATACTTGCTTTTATTTTCTATATTTTATGCTTAAATATTATTCGTTTAATTTGCTTTTTAAAAATCGGTTTCATATATTTGCCATCTGATGAGTGGCAAGTGACTTATATAAGTCACTCCGTTTTTATTTTGTCTTTCTTTGCTTTCTTGCTTTGATTGACAATGCAAAGATACTTTATAATTTTAAAGTATAAAATAGTTTGCTTTAAAATTATAAAGTAGTTATAATTAATTAACAATTCAAGATAACAAAAGATGAATATGAATAAAGTCATAAATATTTTAAATGCGGCAAAAGCCAATAATGGATTAAGCCGTGAGGAAATAGAGAGGATATGCGGAAAAGAAACGGATGCTGTACTTGCTTTCATTCGTAACAGTGGAGTATGCACTATGGGCATAAGAGATAGGATAATCCACGTGGATGATGGCAAATTCGCATTGCTACTTGATGAATTAAAACAGAAGAAAAAATCAAAATTTAGTGGAGTTATAAAATGGGTCATGGAGAATATTATAGCTCCACTGATTAAAAGTTAGAGCTTCTGATACTCTATAAATTCACCGATTATAGAAGGGTGTTTTAAGTGTATAAATTTTATAAAAGAGTCTACAATCTCGTGATTGCTTATTGTATTGACTTCAATGTGTTCACGGTAGCAGTCTTGACGAAGTACATTTAGCACATCGTTGTTGATAAGCGATTGAAGCTCGTCAATCTGATGTTGTAGAGAAGCGACAAATTGAAGGTCTGACAAGTTCTGTTCTGGCTCTTGTTCAATGTGACTTGCTGATTTAAATGAATTTTTCATAATTCGTTCTTTGATTTAGTGATACAATCGGTTTTTCTTATTAAGTTTACCATAATGAATGGCTCTAATATGATTAATAATATCATTTAAGGCTTCTGAATTAATAACTTGCTCATTAGTAACTCTTATGGTAGTTATCCCCTTTTTAAGAGATAAGTAGTCCCTCTGTTTATCGTAATCTTTATTTAGAGAATGGTATCCACCGTCAATTTCAACGGCAATTTTAGATGTCTTTATATAGATGTCATAGAAATAAATATGATTACCGATAGTTATTGATTTTTGCCTGATACATTTATCTTTTATACATTTGGGCAAATTGTTATAAAGGATAGATTCTTCTTTTGTTGAATGGGCTAATAGATTTTCCCTATTTTTATCTATCCATTTATTTCTTTTATCTTTTACTGATTTAGCCCATACTTTTAATTCATTTCTCATGTTATTATAATTTTTATATATACCGTACCTTATCCCTCACCTACCTAATATTTAATTAGGAGACTGGGTTAACATTCAGACTACATAATATATAGCTGAATGTTTGTGCTGATTATACAGTTCCGCCCTCACCTGCCTAAGAGTCTTATCTCTTAACTTGTATCTCGGTCTCTTGTCAAAGTGGTAAAATCTTTGTGAGTCGCCTGTCGTTGGTACGTGGAACGGAGCAGGACATTACAAGAGTTATAATCAACAGAAGAGCCTTTTTATCTCACGGCTGTCATTGGTTTAATCCAAAGTTCCGCACGGTAGGCACTGATAGAACCGATTGTATGGATTTAATCTAACTTATAGGAAAGAAAAAAATCCGTTGCTAAAGTAGAGAGGCAACGGATTTCCAAATATAAAGAAGGCTCACGTTTGAGCGATTGTTTAATCATGTGTCTGTTGCCTCTCTACTTGCAACGGGTGCAAAGGTACTTTATTTTTTTAAAGTACAAAAGAAATGCTTTAAAATTATGACTATTGTAAGTAGATTTTTTGAATGTCTTGAATTAAGTGGTATAAAACCCTATGATATAGAGGTTAAGTTTGGCGTAAAGTCTGCTCAGTCAAAAATATCGCAGCTAAAAGGACAGAAGACAAAAGGTGGTAAAGATAAAACGCTGCCTGTTGATATTCTTGCAGCGTTATGCTCCGCAAATCAGAATATTAATCCTGCATACATACTTAATGGCATAGGTTCTCCAATTATAAGAAAGCAATCAGGTACAGAGGATTTATATATTGAAGAAGAAAATAATGATGAAGATGTTCCTGAATATGTTTATCATTACACGACATTGAAGGGGTTGGCCGGTATTATTTCATCTTCATGTTTACGGTTTTCATCATTTTCAAATAGTGATGATTTAAGAGAAAGGGAGCTCGTGGATGACGGATATAATTATCTGTGTTTTTGCACAGGTAAATCATCGGCTAACAAACCAGCTATGTGGGCTAAATATGCAAGTAATTATGATGGAGTCTGCATAAAATTTAACTTGAAAAGGATATTAGATATTAATAAAGAGCTAAAAGATGATATTGATTCATTTTACGTAAAATATGTTCCATCCTATTTCTTAACTACAGGGCAAGATGAAAAGTGTAGAAGTAGATATAAAAACGAGAATTGGGCTTTTCAGAATGAATATAGAATCATTAGCAGTCACGTAAAGGAATTAAGGATAGACGAGCAGTGCATAGATTATGTTGTATTTGTAAAGGGATGGGGTGATAATATTTACAATCAAGCTCAAGATATTATTAAAAGAGCAGGAAAGCTTAATATTCTTCTAAAAGTGAGATGTGAAATAATAGTATCCGAAATAACAACCGAAAAGCAAATCGAATGGGATGAAGTTGTTAAATTAATGAGTGAAATTTATCTGAATGTGAAGGATGATAGTGTTATGCTTGATAAGTTCATGAATACAATGAGGGAAAATGGCGAACTCCGAGCAAAACTTGAATCTAAGAAGGAAGAAATAGAAAGGCTAAAGAAAAAAGTTGCTGCATACGATCAGAATTTTGTGACCGGTGTTGCAGAGGTGAAAAAAGATGCTTAATGGAAATAGTCAGATAATATGGAAAATCAGACAGCTATAGACAGACTGAAATTGTTCGCAAAATGGGCAAGAAGTAAAGGATACGTCAAAGGGGAAACCTCTTTTGAGGCTTATTGTGGACTTTCTCCCAGATATATGTACAATTTGAAGCAGAATGGAAAAGGATGTGTAGGAAGTGATAAGATAGCCCTTGTAGCCATGAAATTCCCAATGCTCAATGTACGATGGCTTTGTACAGGAGAAGGCAGAATGGTGGAGGATGAAACCACTGCTTCGGAAGACTTCAAAAAAGCAATATGGCATATTGAAGAGCTCCGTGAAACAGTCCGAAAAATAGCCTTTTCCAATAATAAAATACACATTTGATTATCAGATATTTATATAAAAAATATTATATAATAGGGCAATTGTTACAATAAATTATTTTTAGAAACAAAGCTTCATTTCATTTAAATTGTAAATGGTTATTTTACAAGCAGCATTAACACTCTGTATACCACAAAGATAGATATGATTTGAAGCACTATGTCTAGTTTAGTTTTTGTGTTGTAAGTGCTCCCTCCGTAAGCGAACGGTCAGGGAGCACGTTTTTTATCTATAAACAGACCTACCTGCAAAGGAAAGATTAAGCCATTTCATATAGCAGACTAAGGTTTTTTGAACGACAGATTATTACGTCCTGCAGCAATGGGATGTACGTCCCACTGCAATGGAACGTACGTCCTGCCATAATGGGACATACGTCCTACTGTAATGGGACGTAATAATCCACTATATGAAACCGCTTAGTCTGAAGGAAGAAAATGCTTAGTCTGCCCGAAGATATGTCTTTATTTAATTTTAACGAATTTATTTCTGTGGGAGAGTGAACTAAATGAATGAATGCCGTGTTATATATTTGTGTTTTTCATAGTAATAGATTTAAGATTAATAGTTAGTATTTGCTTGTGAAAGTCAGTACACTTAAGGATAAAGGCGTTTATCCGAAAAAGAAAAAAGAGGTCACTCCCTTACGAGTAACCTCTTTCTTCTTTTATTTCATCTCACGCAATGCCTTGCATAATTGGTCGGGACAGGAAGTGGAACGATTTCCGCACTTCACTCCTTCCAACTTCGATATTACATCTTCAACTTTCATTCCCTTTACCAAACGGCTGATGCCCTGAAGATTTCCATTGCATCCGCCCCAAAAGAATACCTGTTGAACCACATTGTCTTCCACTTCTACCTCAATGTGGCTGCTGCAAGTACCTTGCGTTTTATAAGTAATCTTCAT